GGTTGTGACATCAGGGTCCTTTTACAAGGACGTGTTGTTACAACCTTTCTCTCATTTAACAATTGAGATGGCCAAATCAAATCCAATCCTGTCAGCCGGTTTTCAAGCCGGGAGACTAGGGTGGGAGTTCATTCAGTCGATAGAGGGACTTGACCCCGTAAGGGGTGAAATCCTCTTCGAAGACGATGTCTCGATGCTCTCGTTCGACTGGACGAAAGCAACGGACAACCCGTCTCACGCTTCAGGTGTCGCCGTCATGGGGCCAATCTTGCGTAAGATTGGACTCGATGAGGAGACAATTCAAGTGATTCTGAGGACATGGGTAGGTCCAAAAGACCTATACATGAACAAAGTCAAGGTCGGCACAATGGTTAGGGGGATCCCAATGGGAGACCCCCTAACCAAGACAAATCTTTCGCTTGCGCACCCGATCTGCGATCGGTACGCAAAGCTCAAAATCGGCCGTAGAGTCATTACCGTAGGTACTGGGAACGGCGACGATGGTAACATCATCGCGGCGGGCCCGTACAGACAAAAATACTTTGACGAGTTCTGTTGCGCAGCAGCAATGCTGGGCTACAAAATCTCGGAACTCGACACGTTCGTCACCCAAGACTGGGGGACGTACTGTGAAGAGGTCTTCAGAATACCGATTGACAGGTTTCACACTGTGAAGCTTGGCAACCGGTTGAAAGATTCTAGAATATCCCCGTACCTTGACCACCCTAAGGGTAGGCTGATCATAGATACGAGGAAGGATCGAAAGGACTTCTCCTCCGACCCTAAGGGCAAGTACACGCTCTTAGGGAAGGAGATGGAGTACGTGCAGAAGGATTCGGGATCAGGAATTAACTTCCTTTTCTCGTTCTCTTCCGCAATGCAAGACATTTGCCTTGGTTTGGCAGACAGGTATGAACCTGTCTACCTCCCGAGGCAGATCTTCGGCGTCGGTAAACCACCTTCCGGGTGGAGTATCGACTCGTGGGTCAATGCAATTCAGTCTCAACGTTCGTGGCCCAGAAGGACGACGATCGCTGTGATGAAAGAAATGTTGGGTGACACCAGACAGCTCCTCACAGAGCTGAGAGGAGTCGTCCGCGAGCAGCCACACTTTGCAGGTGAAGGCGTCGTGGAGGTCCTCAGTATACCTGAGGACGACCCTATCAAAAGGTTCAGAATTATCAAGAAGTCCGATTGGGAAAAGTTCCCACCCGGAGTTGTTGAAAAATTGGTCAACGGGAATAGGTTGGTGCGCGAGAGCAAGCTCTCCGCATACTACTTGTTCCACCGCAGAATGACTGGCATCCTGGAGCAACAAGTCGACCTCTT